TTACCCATCATTGAAGGCCGTCTACGCTGGGCAACCGAAAACAAAGAAAACAAACTATTTTGAACATATACACTTGCCGCCTATGCACCTACCAAACAACAGCCAAAACATTCCCTGTCTGCCCAAGATGCAGAATAATAATGAAATGAACTTTCCCAAACCCTGCCTCGACTGCGGTCAACTAAGCTCACAAACAAGATGCCCAACACACCTAAAAAGAATCAAAGACCTATCTGACCTGCGCAGACAAGCAATCAAAAAAGCAACAGGACAGTATGGGGGGGACTACAAAGCCCGAGCTAAACAAGTCCGTGACACCGCAATCATCTGCCATTTATGTGGCGAAACAGCAAAACACAATGACCCTTGGGAAGCCGATCACCTATACCCTGGACAAGCAAACTCACCACTCCTCCCAGCACACCGAAGCTGCAACCAAAAACGTGGCAACAAACCACTCACCTAATGCCACAAAATGGGGGGACTAAACGGGGGGTCGGTAATTTTCTGTGAAAACAACAACTTCGAATACCCCTCAACTTCTGTTTTGTGTGTATGCGAGATTCAACATTTTCTGGTGGTAGCCTAATAAGGCACTAGCGACTGCTGGAGGGCTTGAAATCTTGGAAGGGAGATTGTGTGCCTAGAACCGCTAAACCCCTTGAATTGCGTCTGGCGCAGGGTAATCCTGGTAGACAACCTATCAAAACAAGCTCAGATATTGCCCCTGTTGTTTATGGTCGTGTTGATCCGTTGAGGCCTTTGGAGTGGGCTGGGCAGATGATGTGGGATTCTGTTTTTGCTGCTGGTGAGTTGTGGGTTAGTTCGCAAACTGATACGCAACTTTTGCAATTGGTGTGTGAGCAACTTGATCGTAAAGTGAGGCTTGAGTCTTGGATTGCTGAACATCCTGATGAATGGCATATGTTCAAACAGCTTAATGATTTGGAGCGGTTGATTCAGTCGAACTTGTCTTTGCTTGGGTTTACTCCGTCTGACCGGACTCGTTTGGGTTTAGTGTCTGTGAAAACAAAATCTAAGTTGCAGGAAATGATGGAACGCAATGGCCGTTGAGTCTTGGCCTCCTGCCTGGTTGACTCCGGTTTCTGAAGAAGATAAAGCTCGTGGCGATGGGTTGTTTGCTGTTGAGTTTGCGGAAACTTATGGGTCGGTTGGTAAGGATGGGATTGCTGGGGTTCGGGGTGACTCGTTGCGGTTTCGTGGGTGGCAGAAAGAACTGACTCGTTGCGTTTATGCGCGTAATGCTGATGGTGATTTGAACTTTCAGTTGTGTGTGATTGGTGAGCCACGCAAGAATGGTAAGTCTGCTTGGGCTTCTGCTGCTATTGCTATTTTCAAGTTGTTTGCTGAGGGTGTGCAGGGTGCGGAAATTATTATTGCGGCAGCTGAAAAAGAACAAGCGAGAATCATTTTTGGTGAGTGTAAACGCATGATTACTGATAGCCCTGAGTTATCTGAGTTGTGCCAGGTGTATAAAGATTCAATTTATGTGCCGACTTCAGGGAATGTGTTGTTGGTTGTTTCTGCTGAAGCTTATTCTAAGGAGGGCCGTAACCCCTCAACTGTGATTCTTGATGAACTTCACGCTCATAGGAATCGTGAACTGTTTGATGTGTTTTCTTTGGCTATGGGTAACCGAGGCAAGATTGCACAGTTGTATGTGGTGACAACTGCCGGAGTCAAAACTGACATTACAGGTCAGGACTCGATTGCTTACACGTTATATCAGTATGGGCAAAAGGTGGCTCGTGGTGAACTTGTTGACCCTGCTTTTTTTATGGCTTGGTGGGAAGCACCGCAAGACGCTGATCACAAAGACCCAAAGAATTGGATTATTGCTAACCCTGGTTTTGCTGACATTGTTTCTGAAGAAGATTTTGTTTCAGCGGTTAGGCGAACACCGGAGGCTGAGTTTCGAACTAAGCGTTTGAATCAGTGGGTTTCTTCTCAGACTGCTTGGTTGCCTACGGGGTCATGGGAGGCGTGTCAGGCCGAGTTTGAGTTGTCGCCTGATGATGAATACGTTTTGGGTTTTGATGGTTCATTTTCGGGTGACTCGACTGTCATTGTTGGTTGCACTATTCCGCAAGGTGATGACTTGCCACACATTTTTATGGTGCAAGCTTGGGAGAAACAACCTGAAGATGATGACACCTGGCGTGTTGAAATGTTGGAAGTTGAGAATCGGATACGTGATTTTTGTCAACAGTTTCCAAAAGTGCGTGAAATAGCGTGTGACCCTTTTCGCTGGCAACGATCAATGGAAGCGTTGCAAGAATACGGTTTGCCCATTGTTGAGTATCCGTCCACTTCTGCTAGACGTATGGTGACAAGTTGTGCAAAAGCGTTTGATGCTGTTGTTGAACAGAAGCTCACACATGACGGCAACCCTTTATTGACACGTCACCTGGCTAATGCTGTGGTAAAGATTGATAACTTGGGGCCTCGTATTGTGAAAGAGAATCGTGCAAGCTCACGCCGTATTGACGCAGCAGTTGCTTTCGTTGTGGCACATGATAGGGCGACAGTTAGACTAGAGAGCGAACAGTTTACTGTTCCAGAAGTTTTTATTTAGGAGTGGGTTGAAAGCGACTATTTTGCAAGTGGCAGGTTTCGCCATTTTGACTTTGGGTGTCAGTTTTTTGGCGTTGCCTTTGGGCGTGATTGTTGGCGGTATAGCCGTTATTCTTTTTGGACTTGCGATTGAAGGTGACTAATGCTTAGACGACTTGGTGAACAAAGAACAGTAAACTTTCAATCCATTTGGGGTTCAGGTGATGACTTTGGAATCACTAACGCAACCGGTATGGCTGTCACTAACGAAAATGCTTTCAAAGTAAACGCTATTTTCTCGGCTGTGTCTTTGATTTCAGACACGATTGCAACCCTGCCAGTTGATGCTTACATTCGCCGTAACGGGGCTAGATTCCCTTACAGGCCTAAACCTTTATGGGTTTCAACCCCTGACCTGGATACGACGCCACCGGCTTTTTGGGGTGCAATCATTGTGTCAATGTTGCTTGACGGTAATGCTTTTGTGCGTATTTTCAGGGATGGTTCTGGCGACATTGTGAACTTGACTGTGTTGAATCCTACGTCTGTGAAAGTGTCACGCAACGGTATTGGGCGTGTGATGTATGTTCACGAGGGCGAAGCTGCGGCGTTAAGTCCAGATGATTTGTTGCACATTCCTGACGTTGTTAGACCTGGTGAGTTGCGTGGTGTTTCACGTGTTGATGCGTTGAAAGAAAACTTTGGTTTGGCTATGGCTTTGGAAACTTATGCTGCAAAGTTTTTTGGGTCTGGTTCGTCAACGTCTGGTGTTTTGGAATACCCTGGCCCACTGACCCCTGAACAAGCTAAAAATTTGGCTGATGGTTTTGATGCACGCCACCGAGGTTTGGCACGTTCTAACCGAACAGCCGTCATTTCGGGTGGGGCAAAATACAACCCGACAACTGTTCCAAACGATCAGGCACAGTTTTTAGATTCCCGCCGTTTGGCGGTTGAGGATGTAGCTCGCGCTTTCAATGTGCCAACTAACTTATTGGGGCTTCCTAATGCCACAAGTTATGCAAGCATTGAGCAACAAAACATTGCGTTTGTGGTTCACACGTTGCGCCCGATTATTGGCAAGATTGAGCAAGCCTTTACACGTTTGTTACCTGACCAAGTGTTTTTACGGTTCAGTGTTGATGGTTTGTTGCGTGGCGATTTCGCTAGTCGCATGCAAGGTTATTCGATTGCTTCACAACAAGGTTTTTACACAATCAACGACATCCGCAAATTTGAGGACATGACCCCTATTGATGGTGGTGATGTGTTGCGTGTTCCATTAGCAAACATTGACTTGCCGAGTGCTGACCTTATTGGTGAGGACAAGAAGGTTGCGATGGCTCAAAAACTTATTGCTGTTGGTTTTGATCCTGCTGAAACTTTGAAAGCCCTTGATTTACCTTCTATTCAACACACCGGCAATTTGTCGGTTCAACTGCAAGCACCAACAACGGGAGCATAAATGCCTTATTGGATTAGTGATCAACAACTTGACTGCACTGGTTGGGCAGTTGTTAAAGATGAAGATGGTATGCCTGAAACTGTGGGCTGCACTGATTCAAAACAGAAAGCTATTGATACGGCTTTGGCGATTGCTCAGGCTGAGGGTGAAGGTCATGATTTTATGGGTGATTGGGCTGACCGTAATGCTTCTGGGCCTGACGCAGTTATTTGTGACATTGATGACACGTTGATTCATGCTGGTATGCGTATGGAGAAAACTTGGGTTTATCTTCAGTCTTTACCTGGTGAAACAATTTTGGTCACTGGCAGGCCTGATTCTCAACGAGATGAAACTGTTTCTGAACTTGAAGATTTGGGGATTACTTATTCCATGTTGGTTATGAATGATGGGTCAACGGCTGATAGTAATGCTTTCAAAAAATTGGCTGCTGAGAATCTTTTAAAAACGTATAACATCACTGAGGCAATTGACAATAACCCAGATGCTCGGGCAGCTTACGCTTCTTTGAACATTCCAACAACTAATCCTGCTGATTTGCCTGCTGTGCAAACTAATCGTTGGTTAAAAACTGCTCACGCTATTGTTGCGAAACTTGAACCGGTGCAGGAAGTGCCTGTCCCGTCAACTCGTAATTCTAAAATGCAAACACGATCAGCTTTGAACTGTGAGTTGCGTGCAGAAACTGTGGGCGACAAGTTGAAATTGACTGGTTATGCGGCTATTTTTAATAGTCGTTCACAAGACTTGGGTGGGTTTACTGAGGTTATTGCGCCTGGTGCTTTTAAAAAGTCTTTGCAGGCTCGAAACGATATTAAGTTGTTGTGGAATCATGATACTTCTGCACCTTTGGCAAGCACTCGTGCAGGTACTTTACGTTTGATTGAGGACAGTAAAGGTTTGAAAGTTGAAGCCGATTTAGCTCCGACTACTTTAGGTAAAGACATTTCGATTTTGGTGCAACGTGGTGATGTGTCTGCTTTTAGTTTTGGGTTCAATGTCATCAAAGATTCTTGGTCAAATTCTGGTACTGAACGCACGCTAGAGGCTGTTAGGTTGTTTGAGGCGAGTCTTGTATCGTTTCCGGCTTATGAAGCCACCACAGGCACTGCAACGGTGCGAGGCCTTGACGCTGATCAACTTGCTGAAGGTTTGTTGGCACTTGAAAACGGTGAAGAATTGTCAACTGAACTAGCGACTGTTTTGGTGGAAACTGTGAACCGTCTTATCAAAGAACCTGATGTGCAAGAAGTTCAAGGCGACATTTTGGCTTTGAAGAAGAAGAAACTTGATTTGTTGATGAAAGGTTATTGATGACGCACGCAGAAATTAAGGCTGCTATTCTTGAGGTTGCTGGGAATCCTAGTTGTGGTGACATTTTTGTTTTGGCTGATGCTTTTGCTCAAGCTGTTTTAGATTTGAACAGTCCCTCTGTTGATACACGGATTGTTCTACCCCAAGAAACCCGTTAAGGGTTTGCCCTCCAGGTTTTATTTCCCTTTCGCCTGGGGGGTTTTCTTGTGCCTGTTTTCTTATGTTTTTTGTTTTGTAAACTTTTAGTTGATTGAGCGTTATCGCCATCACGGTTCTGAGTTAACTCGGCCATTAACCTTCTAACTAATTGAAAGGATTGTCATGTCTGACTTTCTAAAATCACAGGAAGAAGCCAAGCTAAATCTGATTGCTCAGGTTCGTGATGTTATCGAATCTGCAGAATCAGAAAAGCGTGGTCTGACTGTTGAAGATCTAACCAAAATTGAGCGTCTTGAGGCTGATATTGATTCTCGTGATGCTTCAATCAACATTGCTCGCAAAAATGAGGAGCGTTCAGTTGCTACTGAAACTGCTGCTCGTGGCGTTCAGGTTGCTGCACCTTCACAGGATGCAAACGCAATCTTGCGTTCTATTGCTCGTGGTGAAAGTCGTGGTTTTGAATTTGACAAGAGAACTCTTGTTCCATCTTCAAACACTGTTCCGGTTTCGTTCTATGACCAGGTGTTCCAGATTGCTCGTCTTGCTGGCCCAATGCTTCAGGTTGCAGACGTTATCAACACCACTTCAGGTGAAACCCTAACCATCCCAACTATGACTGCACGTTCAACCGCGCTAATCAAGGGTGCTGGAACGGCTATTGCTGAGTCTGAGCCAACCTTCAGTTCAATCGCTCTAAGCGCGTTCAAGTATTCATTCCTTGTACCTGTTGCTAACGAGTTGATCACTGACGCAGGTTTCGACATTTCAGCTTTGATTGCTGAACAAGCTGGTAACTCAATTGGTTTCGCTGTCAACACTGGTTTGACAACTGGAACTGGAACTGTTGAACCAACCGGTATCGTCACTGGTGCAACGACCACTGGAACTGGTGGAACTGGTGTTGCTGGTGCGCCGACTTATGAAGATCTAGTGAACTTGGTTTACTCGATTGATGGTCAGGCACGCCTCTCAGCAGGTCTAGGCTTCATGGCTTCACGAACTGGTATTGCTGCCATTCGTAAGGTCAAGGACTCGGGTGGACACTACATTTTCAACGAGGGTATCGGACAGCCTGCAACCATCTTTGGTTACAACTTGTATGAGAACCCTGCTGTTGCTGCTGTTGGTCTTGGTGCATTGTCTGTTGCTTTCGGTGACTTGAAGTCTTACAAGGCTCGTGTTGCTGGTGGCCTAAAGATTGATTCGTCAATGGATTACGCGTTCAACACTGACACAACTACTTTCCGCGTGCAGATGCGTGTTGATGGTAAGTTGACTCATGCTGCACACGTTGCATTGTTTAAGGGTGGCGCAAGCTAAACCTAGATTCAAACTTGGAAACCCCTGGCTTTGGCTGGGGGTTTTCTTTTATACTTATAGAAACGAGAGGGATATCATGGGCAAATCAGGCAACCCTGCAAAAACGTCTTTACCTAAAGGCACAATAACTTGGTATAGCAACTCACCACAAGCCCCCACAGGCTACGGAACACAAACCGCTCAAGTCACAGCAAGATTGAAACGTGAAGGTCTTGACGTGGCGATTATCAGCAATTACGGCAATGAACTGCCAAGCTCTTGGGATTCAGGTTTCGGGGTTGTCCCAATCTTTCAACGAGGCTTTGAAGTTTACTCAAACGACATTGCACCCATTCATCATTCACGGTGGACTGCCAAACATCCCAAACAAAAATCAGTATTTATTAGCCTTTATGATTCATGGGTTTTTAAAAACAAGGCTTGGGATAGGTTTCCGATTGCTTCATGGACTCCCATTGATCACAGCCCTGTTCCACCAAAAGTTGCTGCCTGGTTGAAGAAAGATAACGTCACTCCTATTGCTATGAGTCGTTTTGGTCAAGATGAAATTAGGCGTTTGGGCATTGATTGCGAATACGCACCGCACGCTTTTGAACCGGTGTTTAAACCGACTCCTTTGATTGAAGGCCTGCCTAATCGTGAATGGATGAAAATATCTGATGACGCTTTTGTGGTGGGTATAAATGCAGCTAATAAAGGTGTGATGCCTAACCGGAAAGCTTTTGGTGAAGCGTTTATGGCGTTCAGTATTTTTGCGTTAGAACATTCTGATGCTGTGTTGTATGTGCATGCTGATCCGTTTGGGTTGGCTGGTGGTATCAACTTGCTGAATTTGGCTCAAGCGTGTGGCATAAATGAGAAACAGATTATGTTTGTTGATCCTGTTGAATACCGTTACGGCTATTCTCAAGAAGTGTTGGCTGGTATTTATTCGGCTTGTGATATTGGTTTGACAATAAGTTTGGGTGAAGGTTTTGGGTTAGCAACAATCGAGTTTCAGGCTTGTGGTGTGCCGGTTATCACTTCAAACTTTGCTGCTTCTGCCGAGCTTGCAGGGCCTCAATCGTTTCTTGTGGATGGGCAACCTTTGTGGGATGCTTTGCAGGATTCTTGGTTTCAGATTCCGAGTGTGCCTGGCATTGTTGATGCGTTGAAATTGGCGTATAAGAATCGTGGTCAGAATACTCAAAACACTTTGGATTGGGTTGCACAGTATTCAGCGGAAACAGTTTTTAGGACTTATTGGCAACCGCTTATTCAGAAACTGCTCGGATAACTTGGAAACGGTAAACTTAGGTTTATGACTACTTATGCAACTTTGGCTCAAGTCAAAAACGCTTTGCGACTCACAGACAACATTGATGATTTGGCTGTTCAAGACGCTATCAACGCCGCCTCGGAAATGGTTGAGGGTTATTGTGGGCGAACTTTTGGAACAGCAACAGCAGTGCGGTTGTATGCGGCAGATGATTCTGAGGTTGTGCAGATTGATGATTTGGTTTCTTTGACTGAACTGAAAACGGCTTCGAGTTCTATTTCGGGTATTGATACTGTTTGGACTTCTGGTTACCAACTTGAACCTTTGAATGGTTTTGTGGATGGCAAGTATTGGCCGTCAACTCGTATTCGTGCTATTGGGCGTGTATGGCCTATAAACGGGCAACAAGCTTTGATTCGTGTAACGGGTGTTTTTGGTTGGTCTGCTGTGCCTGCTAGTGTGACTCAAGCCACCATCATTCAAGCAAGCCGGTTATTTAAACGTAATGAATCACCTATGGGTGTGGCTGGTTACGGTGACATGGGCGTTATGCGTATAACGTCAAAGTATTTGGATGGCGATGTCACACAGTTGCTCGACGTTTACAGGATGGTTAGGTCTGTTGCCTAATGGCTAGTCTTTCAGCGATCAGAACAGGGTTGACAACTAACCTGGCAACAATCCCAAACTTGCGAACAAGCCCAAATATTCCTGACGCACCGCAACCACCTATGGCTGTTGTTGCCCTCAATTCGATTAGTTATGATTTGGCTATGCACCGAGGGGCGCAACGTTTCGAGTTCACAATCACTGTTATTGTTGGTCGCCAGTCTGATCGCACAGCACAGTTGACTCTTGATGAGTATGTTGCAAGTACCGGAAGCAAATCAATCAAGCTTGCTGTTGAGTCTGACAAAACTTTGTCGGGTGCTGCTTTTGATGTTCGTGTGACCGACATGACTGGTCTAAATGTTGTGTCTATTGGTGAAGTAAACTATTTATCAGCAGACTTCACTGCCACTGTTTTTGCTAGTTGAAAGGCTTTACTTATGGCTATTTTTGTTGCCACAGATTACAAGGTTACGATTGGAACAACTAACGTTTCAGCGAACCTAACCCAAGCTGAGTTGAGCCTTGAGGCTGACGAAGTTGAAACAACTGCTTTTGGTGCAACATACCGCACCCGTATTGGTGGACTAAAAAATGGTTCACTTAACTTGCAGTTCAACCAAGACTTTGCTGCTGCCAGCATTGATTCACAGTTCTTCCCATTGTTGGGTTCTGCTGTTGCGTTCACTATCACACCAACTTCAACGGCCGTGTCAGTGACTAACCCTTCTTATTCAGGCACTGCTCTTGTCACTCAATACATGCCTATTTCGGCTTCTGTTGGTGACCTGGCAACTTTCTCAATTACATGGCCTGTAACGGGTGCAGTCACGAGGGCAACCGTCTAATGGATGAAGCAAGCCTAAAGGTTAGCTTTCTTAATGGTTCTGTGACAGATATCACAGTTCAAGCCTCCGACATTATTGATTTTGAAGAAAAGTTTGCTGTGCCTATTGATCGCATTGAACTTTTTACACATATGGCTTACCTGGCTTTTGCTGCTTCGGTTCGTAATAAGTCAACTGCTTTGACTTGGGATGAATGGAAACTGACTTTGAAAAGTGTGAGCTTCAATGACCCAAAAGATTTGTTGGCTTAGGCGACTCTAGCCACCATTGGTTCGTTGCTTCTTTAGCGGTTGCCACAGGTATTGCACCTAGTGTGTTGTTGCAGGAGTCTGATCGGATGCTTTACACAATGAGCATGGTTCTCAAATCACATAACTCTTGAACGGTAAACTTGGCTTATGGCTACTGACATTCTTACTCTCAAACCCCTAAAAGTTGATGGGTTAATTGAAACAGCCAAAATCCTAAAATCAGCCGATAAAAATTTGGTCAAAGAATTGAAGAAAGATTTGGCTGCAGGCATTAAACCTGTTGCCAATAAAATTCAGTTGTCTGTGCCTTCGATAGCTCCTTTATCTGGCATGATTCATAACGGGCGGTCTAGGTGGGATGTTGTGAAAACTCGTGTATCTTTTACGCCCGGTGCCGCTATTCGAGGCCGACAATATCAGCCCCTTATTTCAATTGTTGTGACAGGTAAAAAGGGGCTTGGTTTTGATTATGCAGAATTGGCTGGTATCAATCGGCGCAAACCTGCCGCTACATCAAGGTCTTGGACTGATCAGTATGGCAACATTAGGCGCACTACTCAGAATGGTCAGGGTGCTGCCTTTACTCGTGGTTTGGGGGGTAAACCTGGGCGTTACGCTTTTGCCACTGTTAAAAACAATTATCCGCAAATTACTGCTGTGACAATCAAAATTATTGAAAGTTATGCGTCGAGAATTAATCAGAAGTTGAGGGTTATCTAATGCCAATTAAACTGCCCGTTATCACGGAGTATAACCCTAAAGGTTTCAAGCAAGCTAATAAGGGTATTGCTGGTTTGAAGAAGGCTATTGCTGGTTTGGGCGTTGGTGCTGCTTTGTTCAAGATTGGTTCTTTGGGTTTTGAGTTTGCGAAGATGGCTCAGACCGACAAAGTGTCGCAAGATTTGATGAACGCCACTTTGAAGCGGACTACTAAAACAACTGAAGCCGGTATGAAAGCTAATGAGGCTTTCATTCAAACCTTGTCAAATCAGGTTGGCATTATAGATGATAATTTGAGACCTGCTTTGGCTGGGTTGGCTCGTGTCTCGGGTTCTACTTCTAAAGCACAAAAGTTGTTGCAGATTGCTTTGGATGCTTCTGCCATGTCGGGTAAGCCTTTGGAAACTACTTCTAAGGCTGTTGCAAAAGCCTATGCAGGTAATACAGTTGCACTCAAAAAGATGTTCCCTGAGTTGGCCAAAACTGAAGCAAAGTTTATTGCTGTGCATGGGGCTGCTAAAACGGTTGCACAGAAAACGGATTTGGCGCGGACAATGTTGGCTGCTTTGGGTAAAGAAGCGGCAGGACAAGCACTGATTAAGGCAACACCTTTTGACAAGTTTAATGTGGCTATGGATAACATGAAAGAAAAGTTGGGTGCTTTGATTTTGCCTAAGCTCACAGACTTTATTGGTAAGTTGCTGAAGCCTGGTGGCTCATTCGATCAGTTATCTGCCTTTGTAGATCAGATGAGTGACCCTAAGACCGACGCAGGCAAAGCTATTAAAAATATAGGTGACTCCATGAGTAGTGCTGTCAAAGGTGTTGATACTTTTTTTGCAGCTTTTGACCCAAAAACGCAATCGGGCGTTCAAGGTTTTTTAAATGTGGCTGGATTTCTTACTGGATTGGCAAGTGGAATTACTAATTTTGTTGGTGGTGCCGGTCAATTTCTTGCAAATATTAATGGGGAATCTTTGACACCTTCCATGGGTGCCATTAAAGGACATCCAGGAGCAGGATTAAATTTATCTTCTGGTGGTGGGGGAGTCGGAGGTTCAGTTACTGGAAATCCGCAAAATGGTCGAACAACAATTATTAATAATGTCAATGTTTCGGCGGGTTTAGGTGCTAATGGCCAAGACATTGGCAAAGCAATTGTTGCTGAACTCAAAAAGTATTCAAGAAAGAATGGCGTTAGTTTCGCCAACATAATTCAATGACAACGACACGTCTTGTTGAGTTTGCTTTCAGCAAATCTAGTGGTTTATACGTTTATCAAAACATTAGTGCTTATGTTCGTAGCATAGATTTTGGGCGAGGCAAATCTCGTGACCTTGACGTTTACCAAGCAGGATCAATCAACGTTGTTTTGGATAACAACACACGAGCTTTTGACCCACAATATTCTGGCACGTTTTCAAGTGAAGTGAAACCTGCTGGTGCAATCAAAATCACAATTAATGGTGTTGTGCAGTTTCAAGGTTTCATAACTGACTGGAGTTTTGATTATCAACCTGGCGGTGACGCAACCGCAACAATCACAGGTTCTGATTTGTTGGGGACTATTGCCGCTAAAACTTTACCTGCTATTAGTGTGCCACCGTTGCTTGCTGGTGAACAGATTGCTTATGTGTTGGCGCAACCATCTGTTGGTATCAATTACAGTGCAAGGAAGATTCAGCAGGGTGTTATCAATTGTCAATCAACTTCTATTAGTGAAGGTACTAATGCTTTAGATTATTTGAATTCGGTTGCTGCAACAGATTTTGGTGAACTTTATGGTGACGCTCAAGGGGTGTTGCAATATAAGGATCAGCGACAGTTGCCGACAGCTGAAATTGTTGGTGATGTTTATGTGAACATGGCGTTGAATCCTAGTTTTGAATTTGGGACAACTAACTGGACTAACATGACACAAGTTTCACCTGGTGGTTATTTTGGTTCTGCTTATGGTGCGACAGGTATTTATTTCGCTGGCTATTATGCTGGTTCTTATTCTGAAACCGATTCGGGCAAATACTTCACAGGTCAAAGCTATGTTCTTAGCACTTATGTCAAGGTTGCTTCTGGTTCGTTGACTGTCACTTTGACGGGTTGGATGTCTAACGGTGGGGTGGCTTCGGGAACAACGCAACAAAATGTGCAAACGATTGCTGCCGCTTCTGGTTGGGTGCGTATGAATGTGACGGTTAGTTCCAGTGACATTGTTGATGGTATTTATATGTCACTATCGTCAACTGCCAGTGTGCAAGTTGATGGCTTTATGATTACGGCTGGCACAAGTTTGAACGATTATTTTGATGGTGATTTTGCAACAGCGTATGGCAGTGGTTACACAATCTATTATTCTTGGGCTGCTTTGCAAGGCCGGTCTGCAAGCTCTGCTCGAGTTATTTGGCCTAACACTGATACACCAACCACAGTATCTATTAGTGATACTGGGTCAGGTATTCAATACCAAAACTTGAACATTATTTATGGATCAGAGTTATTGACTAATAAGGGTTCTGTGACTCGTGTTGGTGCAACTAACACGTTGAATCAACTTGACCAAACTTCTATTGATGCTTATGGCATTTACGCTTATTCCGCTGATAGTTATGCTGCTTCAGATGTTGAAGCTCAAAAGATAATCAACTTGTATGTTGCTTCTTATGCGCAACCAGAATACCGTTTTGAGTCTGTGACAATCAACTTGGATGCTCTGACTTTGGCGCAACAAAATAGTTTGCTGGCCTTGGACATTCATGACGCTTTGAACATCACTTACACGCCTTCTAAAATTGGGTCTGCCCTGGTGAAGTTGCACACCATTATTGGGGTGAGTCAAAACATTGGTATTGATAGGCATGACATTACGTTCAATTTGCAACTAG